TGAACGGCAAGGATACCGGCCGGCTGCCCGCGTGGCTGTCGCTGGATGACGGCTTTACCCTGAAGTGGGCCAACGGTCGCAGCTATGGTTGCTTCACGGATCGCGCCACCGGAGCGCGGCAGGCCCGATGGGCGCCAGTGGAAACGCTGCAAAATTACATGGTGTCCGGCTTGTGGAACTTCACCCCCGGCGTTCCGACGCTCTATGACGACGAACGGGTTTGCTTCCCGGATCTTCCCGTGACGCCGCCCACCGTGCAGCCCACCGCGATAGGCCAACCGATTTACAAGGCCATTGTCCACCAGAAGGCGAGCGCGCCGCCCTACTGGCGCACCACGACGCCGCTTAACTTCACGGACATGAACCGGGATTTTCGGGCAGGCACGACCACAGCCGGCGAACCCTGCGGCACCCCGATAAGCGAAACCGTCACCGGGCAAGCTGACACAAAAATCAGGTGGCATAACTTCCGTGGCCCAGGCGGGGCCGGCATTACCCTGTGCCGCTAAGGCTGGTGTCATCCCAAGCCTTGAACGGCAGATAGCCCACAAAGCCATCACGGCGCCGCCTGAGCATGCCGCGATACTCGCGCCGGTAGTGGGCCGCGATTTGTACCCGGTCGACGTCGTTTAGCTTCAGGACCGTCTGCGCCTTCTGCCGGATCGCCAAGGCCTTTGGCTCGCCCACCCTATCCGCCACCCAGCGATCAAACGCCGACTTGTGGCCGCCTAGAAATTCGTGGCATTCGTGGCAATGGGCAAACCCGTTATCCGGGTCATAGCGGGTCGCGTTGGAGCGCCGCCCGCAATAGTGGCTGCAGTCCAGGCGCCGGCCATCGCCATCCTTTGGGCACGGCCACCCACACCGCTGGCATACCCATGACGCGCGCTCACGAACACACAGGGAAAAGGCCGCGTCTGCGGGTTCAATGCGGAGCATTGAGCGCAAGTGTAATCGCGGTCGCAGTAGCCCAAAAGGCAAACACAATCGACAGAGCCAGGGTAGCCCACAGGGCAAAGCGTTTATTCGGTGACAATGGGGAACTCCATACCAGGGAAATTCTGCAGCGTTCGCCGTGGGCGATTAGGGCGCTCCACTGGCACTAGTTCGAACTCCTAAAACCGGGCCACGCCATCTTCCGTAACCGTCAATTCTTCGATGGGGTCGCGACTCTTCGTCATTGCATCCAGGCTTCCCCGCCAAACCTTAAACCGTTTGATGCCGGGGCGATTGATGCGCAGCCATTCGCACATCATCCGCACGTCATCAGCGGCCTTGGTAGCCGCTTCACTCACGGGCTAGTTCCTTCCATGGGCCTCTAAGCGCGTCCAGGGGGCGGTAAAAGACGGTTCCCGGCTTTGCCAGGGCTATGGATAACTCTTCCGCGTTCGCGGTCACAGCCCAATAGCCGCGTATGTAGTGCGCCGAAGTGCCGACAGCCCGCGCAACCTTCAGGGCGCTAGACGCCGCGACGATGGCCCGAACCTGCTTGCCGCCAGGAACGAATGTGCAGCCGCCAAATACCTTCAGCCTCATTTTTCTTCCGCTACTCGCGGTCGTGGCGGCTTCACTCATCGCAGCACCACATCAGGCCCGTTGACCGTCCCATAGACAATATTCCGTAAGAGCGTCACGCCCGTCGTCCGGCGAATGTCCAGGGCGCCGCGTTCGTCGGTCTGCCCCCAGCGATCCCCAGGACTGACCCGGTTACTGACAATCTCGTTATCCAGTACCAGCGTTCCCGGTGAATCGTTCCGTACCGACACAGACGCTTGGTTACTCTCCCCCAGCAGCCGCCCGTTGTGGGTCACGACGTTGCCGATGATTGCGGAATTGCGCGAACCCTGCGTGACCCATATGCCGCCCTGATAATTCCCCGTTACCGTGTTCCAGGCAATCAGGGTTTCCGGGGCTGCGTAGGCTATTACCGCTACGTCCCCGGCCGGCCCGCCGCTGTTCGTAACGTGGTTGTGCAGTATGCGATTTCCCACGCCCGCGCTGGCCTCTCCAATGCAGATGGCGCAGCGGTCGCCTGCTTGACCGTTGCCGTTGCCATCGAAGGTGCTGAATTGCACCGTGTTTCGGTCGGACCCGGCGCGAATGTAAACGCCTTCAGTATTGCGTTCGATATGCAGATGTTCAAACGTACTGTCATCGGTCGCGACAGCATCTATGGCCCGCCAGTTTCCGTAAGCCCTGACCCGCCTGACAGTGACATGGTCGCTGTTGCGGATGGCGATACATGCCCCGCCCATGTCCCGACAGGTAAAGCCGTCAACGGTCACGTATGAACTGTCGCGGATGACCGCCCAGCCGCCAGAAGTGCGGGAGAACTCCGCGCTACCACGAATCACCACAGGCGCTTCGGCGGTGCCCCGTACCGTGACCGTGAGTGCCGACGCCCAATTGGAATAATCCCCGGCACCGATTGTGAGTGTGTCGCCGGGCTTCAACCGTGGGCCGGCATTAACCAGGGTTGCCCATGGCTTGGTGATGCCGTCAGCCTTGTCGTTTCCGGATGGCGCCACAACGTAGTCTGCGGCGTTGGCGCCAGTGACGGCCAGTAGGCACGCGGCGAAAAACATTTTCATGGTCGCAAACTCCTAGAGTGCCGCTGAAAATCCACCACCCGTTCCCGCCACCGCTGACCGCGCTCCGGATGCAGAAAGGCCATGTCAGCCACCATCTGATCTTGCAGCCCGTTTGCCTTCGCAACAGCCCGCAGCAACAGCCATGCCGTCGTCTGGTCGATTACCCGTGGCGGGTAATACTTCTGTGGTCGCTCAGTAGACATGCACGTATGGCCTTGGGTTGGTGTCGCCCTTGATGTACAGCGGATGCCGTGGGGCGCCCTGCTGCGTTAGGCCCAGGCAAAAAGCCTTCTGCGGAATCAGCCGCATGACCGCCGTGTCTCGTCCCCGGTAACTGCCGTGAGCGCCCCAGGCACACAGGACCATCAGTGCCCCCGCGCAGGTCATGGCTATGGCCTTGTCGTTTTCCGGCCCGATAGGATCCGGCGCGGTGCGCATGTCAGCGGGTAGGGTTGCGCGGTAGGCAAACACGTTCAGCATAACCAGGGCGCTGAAATGCCACCGCTGCGCGAAGCCGATGACGCGCCTTATGGTCGGGTCGTCTTCGCGTTCGTCAGCTGTGCTGGGATTCAAACCGATGCACACCAGCGCATCCCCGCCAACGCCCCAGCGACGCCAAAGCGTGTACCGCCATGTCCGGCACGGGGAAAACACGGCGCCTGATTCATACGGGGTCATGCGGCGTGCCCCAACTTCGAAATCCGGCGCGCGTTGAATTCTCGAAACCGCTTCAGGAAATCCGCTTGCGGTTCCCCAGGTCGCTGCTTGAACCCCAGCGAGTGCGCAGCGGCCAAAGCGTCCACGTCCGGATCCTTCGGCGCCTCACGGCCATTGCCGTGGGTTGGCTTTACCGGGGCATTCCACGGCAGCAGGAACGGTTTACCAGGGCCTAGGAACGTCGCGGCGCTTTGCACGTACTCCGTGCCGCCCTTCCCCGTCTGGTTGCAATAGGACGCATACCGCTTCGCCCCGTCCACCATTTCCGCCCAGGTGTGGCCTTCCTTCAGGCGGGCGCGTGCCGCGATTTGCCCACCCCGCCAGCGTGGATCCCCGGAGCGCGGCGGATAAGCCAACTTGAAATCCAAAAACTCCGGGTCCTGATCCGATCCCCGTGAAACGGGCTTTTTTTGTGCGGGCGGCGTCGCCGCCTTATTACTTCTGGTCTGGTTTGGTCTGGTCTGGTCTGGTGACGGGTTGCGTGATGGTTTGTCGTTACGGTTGTCACGCTTCGGCGTTACGGTGCTACGATACCGTTTCTGTCGCTTCGCAGCTGCCGCCCGGTGTCGGGCTAGGGTGCCGTTATGTGCATGGAATCCGGGAAGTTTTACGCTCTCAGCGTCGATGATCTGAAGCCAATCGGTCGGCAGGGCTTTGGCGAATCCGGGGACGCCCACGACGTCATCTATGTCGTCAGCGCCGATCAAAAGCAGGTCGTCATCGCTGATGTGTGTGTCAGCGTAAGCCCACAGCGTAACCAGTGCGCCGAGTACCAGCGTGACACCACCGTTACTACCGTCACGCCCAAGCGTTACGGATAACTGTCGGGCCACGCGCCTGACGCGCGGGTCAGTGATTAGGGCTTTCTCAAACTTTATCCAGCCCGTGGCGGTCATGCCTTTATCTGCCCGGCGACCCAGGCGCGAACGGTAAACCAGCGGTCAGCCGGATCCGAATGCCGGTAGTTGTTGTCATTTTCATAGGCGATTTCAGCGGCGAGTGCAGGCGCGATCCCGAAGGCGGCGGCGACACTGTCGCGGTCGTGCGGGTCAATAGCGCCCATATCCAACCCACGGGCCGCCCCGACGACGCCCAGCGCGCACCGCTGCCCGTTCTCTTCCTCCAGCGCGTCGCTTATCAGTTCCTTGACGGGCATGGCGTCCAGGGCGGCGAGCATTTCACGCAGGAAGGCCTGACCACGCTTGCCGCGTATGGCGGAACTCACCGCGCCACGCCACATGATTAGTTCCCACCCGTCGCAGTCTTCCGAGTAGCCCGCGCGATTCATTGCAGGCGCCCGCGCGAAGGGGCAGGGCGCGGCAGGCGGCGCATCAGGTGTTTCGCTTTGTAGTTCCAGGGGTCGGGAATCAGGCCTTTGCCTTCGATCCCCCAGCGCCAAAGCGTGACCCGTCCGCATCCGAGTGCCGCCGCCGCTTCCTGCACGCCGGTATATCGGCCCACGAATTCATCAACCTTTATCTGAATTTCCATGCGCCGGGAATCTAGCAGGTATGAAAATGTGACGCAATGGGGTTGCACGGTGAAACGTGACGCGCGTATATTCCACGCTCATACTTTTTGGAGTGCGTGCCATGGAAACGCCGGACGAACAGATACAGCGTCGACTGCAGGACCGCACGGACGCAAAAGCCATCATGCGCCGGAACCTTTCCGACCTTCGGGAAATGGCGCTGCTGTCTGCGTCGACTAATCCGGCGTGGGCCGGCGGCCTGCGGAAGATTGAAGAAATGCAGCGCGAAATGGACAACCTGTGATGCGCGATCAACGCGCCCGCCAGCAAACACTAGCCGACGACCGCGCCCGCATGAAGCGGGTAACGGAACGGGCCGGCGTGTGTGCTGGGTTCGTCATTTACGTGCTGGTGATTGCAGTAGGCGCCGTCGCACTCGCCGGGGCTGTCGGCCTTATCAACAATGTTTCCGAACTCCTAACCATAGGGATGCCTTAACCGCATGGCTAAAAAATCCGCTTCTTCGCTTGTCCAGGTCAGCGCGGCACAGGTGATACCCACGACGCCGGCCGGCGCGCTTATGCAGGTCATCGAACGCGCGGCGATGGACCCCACGTTTGACGTCACAAAGCTGGCGCAGCTGTTAGACGTGAAGGAACGTTGGGACGCAACCGAAGCGAAAAAAGCCTTTGTTGCCGCCATGGTGGCGTTTAAGGCAAACCCGCCAACCGTCGAAAAGCGCAAGCATGTCCATTACCAGCCGGAGCGCGGTAAGGCTGTCGACTACCATCACGCGCGCTTAGAAGACGTCTGCGAAGCGGCCATTAAGGGACTGGCTGACGTCGGCATCAGTCACACATGGAGTTTTAGCCAGGACGACGCCGGCCAAATAACGGTGTCCTGCATCCTGACTCACGCCCTAGGCCACAGCGAACGCACCACGCTGAAGTCACCACCGGACACCAGCGCGGGGAAAAACTCCATTCAGGCCATATCGTCCACGGTCACGTACTTGGAACGGTACACGCTGCTAGGGGCTACCGGGCTGGCCGCCGGGGACATGGACGATGACGGCAGGGGCGCCGGCAAAAGTGATTGCATCAGCGCCATGCAGGAAGCGGATTTGGTGGCAATGGCTGATGAAGTGGGCGCCGACATGGGCCAATTTCTGGCGTGGCTGGGCATCGAAAAGCTGGCGGACCTACCCGCCAACCGGATGCGCTATGCCGTGTCGGGCTTGAACGAAAAGCGCAAGGCGAATGCCGCCAATGACTGAACTGCAAATCTTTGACTGCCAGCAGGGCACCCCCGAATGGTACGCGGCCAGGGCGGGCATACCGACCGCTAGCCGCTTCGCCACCGTCATGGCTCAGGGGAAGACAAGGGGAAGCCCATCAGTCACCCGGCGCAAGTACATGCTGCAGCTGATAGGCGAGCGCCTTACCGGTGAACCCATGGACAGTTATGAAAATGACCACATGGACCGCGGCAAGCGCATGGAAGGGGAAGCCCGCAGCCTGTACGCGATGGTCAGAAAGTGTCAGCCCCAGGCTGTGGGATTCATGCGCCGGGGTGACGCCGGCTGCAGCCCTGACAGTCTGATTGACTCTGACGGGCTGTTAGAAGTGAAGACGAAATTGCCCCATCTGCAAATTGAAATGCTGTTGGAAGGTCGACTGCCGCCCGAACACGTCGCCCAGGTTCAGGGCCAGCTGTGGATATCGTCCCGCGCGTGGCTGGATTTCGTTTCCTACTGGCCGGCCCTGCCGATCTTCATTCATCGCGTGTACCGGGATGAAGCCTACATAGCGCGAATCAAAGTTGAAGTGGACGACTTCCTAGAGGAAATGGCGGCCGTCATGAAGCAAGTTGAGGAATACAAGCCCGCATGAACGCACCAGCAGAACAGTCTGACGTCGACAAGGTAGCCGGGGCGCTTGTCCAGTTCAGCGCCTTGGAAGCCGGGCTGGCCGAACTGCGCCAGAAATATTCCGCCGTGGTCTATGACGTCACCACGACGCAGGGCATGGACGATGCCAAGGCCGCGCGGCTCGCCCTGCGCGAACCACGCTACAACGTCGAACGGATCCGGAAGGAAGCCAAGGCCCCGCTGCTGGCCTTGGGGAAGAAACTGGATGCCGATGCCAAGCGGCTTACCGATGAAATCGAAAGCCTAGAGGATCCCATCCACCAGCAGATACAGAAGGAAGAGCAACGCCGGGAAGACGAAAAGCAGGCGCGCATAGCCGCCGAAGCCCAGCGGGTCCAGGCCATCCGGGACCGCATTGACGAACTGCGCGGCGTGGTGTCTGTGCGCTTCAGCAGCGCCGCAAACATTCTGGAGCATATCGGGGACATTGAGCGCCGGGTAATTGATGACTCGTTTGCGGAATTCCAGGACGAAGCCACCCAGGCCAAAAGCGCCAGCCTGATCCGCTTACGGGACATGCACGCCATTGCCGTGGCCCAGGAAGCGGAAGCGGCCAGGGTCGCAGCGGAGCGCGCCGAACTGGCAGAACTGCGGGCAAAGGAAGCGGAGCGCGCCAAGGCCGAACGCGAACGACTCGCCGCCGAAGAGGCCGAAGCCGCCGAAGCCCGGCGCGTGCAGCGCGCGGCGCTTGACGCCGAACAAGCTGAACTGCGGGCAAAGGAAGCGGAGCGCGCCAAGGCCGAACGCGAACGACTCGCCGCCGAAGAGGCCGAAGCCGCCGAAGCCCGGCGCGTGCAGCGCGCGGCGCTTGACGCCGAACAAGCTGAACTGACCCGGCAACGGGAAGAACTGCAGCGCCAGCAGGACGCCATAAGGGCGGCCCAGGCGCCGCCTGCACCTGAACCCCCGCCCCAGGTCGATACGACGCCGCCGGCCGCTGGCGTGGCAGTCAGGCGCCCGCCGGCAACGGAAATCATCGAAGTGATAGCCACCCATTACGGCATCACGAAGCCCCGCGCATCGAAGTGGGTCCTAGCGGTTGCCGATTACCTGAAGGTGCAGCGCGAGTGAAGCTGTGCCTTAGTCGCACCCTGAAGGGCTTTGCGGCGGCGGATGACCGCACGCAGAAGGCCATGCAGAAGATTCCGCAGGGCGCGGAAGTGTGGGCCGAAGTCTCGCAGCCCAGGACGGAGCGCGGGCGGCGCCTCTTCCGCCGGTACTGGAAACTGTGCGCGGTTGTCGCTGAAAACGTCGAACAGTATGGCGGCGACAGTGAAGCCGCGTCGGACCATATCCTAGTCATGGCCGGTCATTGCCGTATTGCCGTGTCCATGGCGACCGGGGAAATTCTCAAATTCCCGCTGTCCATTGCATGGGCTAATCATTCAGAAGACTTGTTCGATGAACTGTGGCCGCGCGCCGTGCGGGCCGTCTGTGAACACATCATGCCCGGCGTTACTGAAGCCGCCTTAGAAGAAGAAATTTTGCGCTTGATTGGAGCGATACATTGAAGCCCATACCACTAGAAATAATGCAGACACACGTTGCCATAGTCGGCAAAACCGGATCCGGTAAGACGTACAGCGCGAAAGGGCTGGTTGAACGCTTGCTGGATATCGGCCGCCGGGTCGTCGTTTTGGATCCTACCGGCGCATGGTGGGGCCTGCGCTCGAAAGCGGACGGGACGGCCGGCTACCCCATCGCCATCATCGGCGGCGAGCATGGCGACGTGCCGCTAGTGAACTGGCGCGACGCTGACAAAATCGTGGAATGGCTGGTGCG